GTATCAGTGGCTCTCACGTCAAGCTCATCTTCAGCAGCCGCCTCACCAAGCAAGGTGTATTCACGGGTAGTGGCGCGGCGCTCAACGCAGCAACCACAACATAATCCGAGCAAGCGCTGAAGAAATGTGGGCCTAAATTGGACCTTAAAACGCTGTGGCATCGATTTCAACGGTGGATCCACAGGTTCATGGTCCTTAATGCTGAGCGCGCCGACTAATGCCGTGGCTTGATCCACCACGACACGAATCTCGTCGACAGCGCTTTGCAGAAACTTCGGAACTTTAGACTCTTTCCCATCAGATGGTATGACAACGGCAGCGTGTTTCGCGGTGGTAGCTGCCGCATCTGAATTTTTATTTTCTTTTTCTTTTTTCTCGACTGTAGTCAAGGCCAATAAACGATTCCGAAGCTCCAAGTCCGCGATAGGTGTGGGCGGCGGAGTATCCGGCAATTTCTGGAACTCAGAGACGAGTTTAGCCTCGGCAACATGGGGGGCCACCGACTGTTTCACATCGCACGTGCCCGCACTAGGAATGGGTATAGGCGCGATCGACCCATGCTTGAAATCTAGAGCATCCTCAACTGGCGGTTCGACGACTGTATAGTTGACAACTGGCGGGACATAGATGGGCAACTCAGTGTGGCTGAAAATGCTCATTCGTCGGACCACAATATATCGACAGGTACTGCAGGGTCCACTTCCAGCTCCAACAACACCTCTGTTGTCCGCGTCTCTGCACCTGAGCTCCACAGGCGCACAATCACTAATATCAACTCGAGCGTCCCGGATAGCGGACACCAGTTGTGGCAAAGGATCAAACGTTGCCGCAGCAACGTGAGGGTATTCCCCGGTAATCGGGTAAACGATAGGGACCCACTTCTTTCGATATCTGCGTCCATGTTTTGTTGTGACCATAGTTGTATGAACGTAGAACCAGCACAAGCGTTGTGCCACCGAAGGAGTGCCAGACCTCACTGGGGGATGATGTGGGTGTGAAGGGGAACAGCGCAATCTTTGACGTCGTTATTATCCACGACAAAAGTCTGCACTGCTGTGATGAAAGGAATTGAACCAACTACCGCACCACGGGTACAGGTTTTCCCTGGTGGGCGACCGAAGTCTCCCCGAAAATGTGGCGTTGGCAGTGTGTAGTGAG